GACAAAAATACAAAAAAATCCGCCACAATGGACGGATTATAATTATTTTGATTTTTTGAGTAGTTTATCCTGTATCTCCAGCAGTTCTTTTTTCTTCTGGTTTCGTAATTTCAAGTGATTATATTTAACTATCAAAATTTCGTGTTCCTCTTGCAGTTTATTTCTAGTTTCTTCTTCTAACTTGTAAAGTAGTTTATACCAAATGCACGCTATGATTGTGAAAAACAGCACTACGATTAAAAAAATGTTGTCGTTCATGGCATTATATTTATTGCGTTAACCGTTTCTTTTAGTTGCTTCTCTTCGGTCACTCTTCGAGCTTCCAGCATTGCTTTTGCCTCATGTGACAAACTGCAAATTATTACTGCAATTTCTTTGTTAGGAAATCCGCACACTTTCAAATCATGCAGAATGTCCTCCACTTTTTGAGCGATAATTTCGGGTCTTGTTTTCTTTTTCCAGAACATAATTTTTAATTAAGCGGGATTTTCACCCGCCTGTTTTTTTTACCCTAACAGGGCGATTAGTTAATTTATTTTTTATCATTTTTAAGCGTTTTAAGCGTTAATTTTTATCGTTTCCATAGTAGAATTGATTAAGTTCTTTTTGTAGCGCATTTGCCTTGTTTTGATCGTTATTTGCGTATGCTAGCTTTATTTCTGCTTTCATGTTTTCGAACTTGTTAGCAATAGGGGTGTATTTTTTGCATTCGATAAGCCCTATTTGTTTGCATTTTAGCGAGCAGTGCCTGCATAGTACGTTTTTCATTGCAATATTTTTCGTATTTCTACTGGTATATTATTTTTGGTTGCGTAATCCATAGCGTATTGCATACCCTTTGAAATTCCGTAATCTGCATAGAAAACCTGCAAATCAGCGACTTTTTTCCAAGCTAAGCCTGCGTTAATTCCTTGCATTCTTTCGTCTGGTATTTTATCGTCTAAAATTCCCTCCTGCGTGTATAGCAGATGTGAAGCTATTGGCGATTCTCCTCGGCTTAGACTATCTTTTACACATAGCCTTGCGTATTTGATATTTGTTTCTACATCCCCAGCGTATGGGCTTTCAAGTATTACTCTTTTCATAATTCTATACTACTGCTAAACTGTTTTCCGAATAACTATTTCTAACTCCATTTTGCCACTCGACTATCACATTGCTAAACTTTCCGCCTTGCATTGTAATTACTGTCCCCTCTTGATCTAGCGGATTGTATATTGGGTCGTGTTTGTAATGATTCACTATTTTAACTTTATCTCCTATTTTCATAATTTTTGTAATTACTGCATTTCCTAAGCAGAAATCTAGGTTGTGCGCTTCTATGACTTTGATAGCTTCATACGTATTTTTTTTACCTCCATAGTGTTCTGGATTATTTACTTTTTCGCTCATAATTTTTTATTGTTTTATTAATAATTCCTTCTACAGCCTTGCTGTCTATTTCGTGTGCAACTAAAAAACTGCAAATCAAAGCTTTATCCAGAAGATTATAATTCATCATGTACTCTGCGTTTCTTTTTGTAATATCGTAAAAATGTGATACTGCCTCTTCTTCGGCTTTGAACATTTCATTATAAATGTGACATTGTTTGTCTAGGCTTGGATAAATAGCCTTTAGCTGGCTGGCTAGTGTTTTATTTTTAATCTGGTGTTTTATTCCCTCCAGTTCGTCTATTATTTCAATACTGCGTTGAAAATTTATACTTAATTCAATTAGCTTGTAAGCTTGGTACTGTTCTTTTGTTAGCTTTAGGTTTTCCATATTTTGTTTAAATAAAAAATGCCTTTCTAAAATCTGCAACCGTCCGACGGGTTGCTTCATTTAAAAAGGCTAATATTTTTAATCACTATTGTCGGACGTGATTTTGTTCTGCAAAGATAATAAATATTTATTAATTATTGGAATAACTTTCATTTTAAAATCATCCAAAGATCTAACTATAATATAATTGCAATTCATATCTTCTAATATTTTTTGTATATCCTTTTGATTAGGAGATTGAATACCTTTTTCAGTTTTTACTTCTACATCTATAAAAAATGAATTAGGAAGTTTAATTGTTAAATCCGCTATTCCTGATACAAGCCCAGTGGCTTTCATTGTGATTGCTTCCATTTTGTTACGAGTACCACCGTTAGGGGTTGAATGTATTAGCAATCTAGGATTATGATGTTTTAAGCAATACGTATTGTGGAAAAAATTATAAATCTGTTGTTGCAACGAGCTCTCTGTCATAATAGTGATTTTAAAATGTTGTAGGGTTGTAAGGTTGTTCGTTTTTTCTCATGTAGTTGTTTTCTATCGTGATTAAGTTTTTTAAAAATAAAAAGGTATGTAACTCTATAATATCTAATTAATATTTTATTATTATCTTACAACCTTGCTAAAGCCTTATGGTTATTAGGGTCATTGTTTTTTTTGTAAGTTTTTATCCTACAACCTATCATACAACCTAAAAAAACGTATCTTCCTCAACATCAACAGATTGATTGTTATTTGACGTATAAGTACGTATTACTTCATAGCGTGATAAAACTACACTATTTATCTTTTTATTCTTTGGACTGCCTAAACAACTTCTTAATTCAGATCCAAATTTTTTCATTGAAAGTATTTTTTGTCGTGAATTTATCTCAATTACATCTTTTATTTCGGTAGCGGTTAACCATTCAGAAAATCCGTTATTATCATTTTTTCTAAAAAACTTCAATATTAATTCTCTTTCAAAAGGTGTTTGCTCAAAATCTCTTCCAACTTCATTTAATTTTCCTAGTTCTTCTTTAGTTAATTGCCATTCCTCATTAGATTCATAAGCTCGGTATATTTCCATAAAAAGTTCATCTTTATCAATAGAATTAAATAACTCGTGATCTATTGATAATACTTCAATAGGTAAAATCCTCGTGTTCCCTGTTGGATCGTTTATCAATTGTGGATCGTTTGATGTACCGCAAAGCAAAGCAAGTCTTTTAAAATCCTCGTTATGTCTAGCGTATGGTGCACGTAATGAAAAAACAGATTTTGAAGTTAGTTCTTTGAAACGCTTTTCATCTTGCTTTGATTTACCTCCCATCTCATCATCCATTACTATCAACTTTTGGCACATCAAAATATCATCATCCTTCCCGTTATCTAATTTTGATTCAGCATAATACTTTTTTAAGTTATTAGGGAGCAACCGTCTAAACCATTCTGTTTTGCCACTATTTTGACCGCCTACAAAAGAAAGTACTGATCTAACTGGATAGCCTTCGTATGATGCAATTATCGATAGAAGCCACTTTTTAATAAATACGTTCTTCATATCAGTATTGGATCGTATTGTTTTGCAAAGTTGGTCTATATTGCCTGTTGATTTTCTATGAATGTTCTTTTCTATGTATTCAGCAATAGGATTAAACTCAGGTGTATTTTCGCTAAAAATTATCGATTCAATCAAATCTTTTGAAACATCTTTAGTATTGAAAAACATTCTAGCACGCAAATATATTGTATTCATTCTTTCTCTACTTACATCAGATCCGTTTTCTTCAATCATTTTAGTAAGTGAGTTTTTCTTTATTGGGTGATTTTGATTCATCCATTCAACTAAAGATTCAATAAGTTTTTCTGGATCGCCTAAAGCAGTGGTTAATGAAACGTCATCCCTGCGATAAACTTCATCTACTAATCTTTCAGCTTGCTTTTCATCGACTCCATTAATTTGAACTAACTGAGAAATAACACCTTCTTTAGAACGTTTTGATTTTTTACCAATAGTAGCAAGTTGAACATACTTTTGATTTTCATTTTCAATTACTATTCCTGCATCTTTTAAAGTAAAATAAAACGATCCTACGGTTATGCCTGACTTTCGATTTTTTAAGCATTCATTATATTGTTTATCCGCGTGCCTGCTATCGTACTTTTCATTAACTGAACAAAGAGAATGAAAATAAACCCTTCCATCTTCACCAAATCCATCAGCTAAAGAAAAACCTAAGTTCCTATATTTCTCATAGTCTGGAGCTAAATCCTTTCCTGCGTCAACACATTCACGAACCAATTCACCTACTTTATTTTGTGGTAAAACAATTGGTAATGACTTAACTTTTTTAGGAGTTAATAAAAGTGTTTTAGCCTTCTTTGATTTTTCATTTACATAAATCTCAGGATCGTAAGAGACGAAACGCAATGAAGCTACATTTGAAGGAGCTGAATCAACTACGATTCCAAAGAATTTATAATAATAGTTTTGAAGCCATTTAAAAGACTCTTTGTGTTTTTCTTTGTCAATCTTTACAATAACAGCCAAACCGCCACCAGAAGCGGACTTCATAAGTGCATAAGTATATTGGTCTGTAAGTAATTGTGTTTTATCTGTAAAGTGATCTATATCAATACAGATAAATCCAGAATGTTCTAATAAGTTTTCCTCTTTCCTTTCTTCAAACACACCAGATATTGTTAATGAAGGAATATTTCTTTTTAATGCAGCTCTTTTTTTAGAATCGGGTTCAATTCTAATAGGCTCAATTAAGTGCTTCCATTTTCCGTATTTAACGAAATTTAAAAAGTCCGAAATAGAAATATGTTCAGAAGCAAAGTGCGGTTGTCCTTTTGCAGGGAATCCATTAAATAATGTTATTTGACTCATATCTTATAATTTTTAAATTCTGAATCGTCTAACTTTTGAACTTGATGATAAATCCAACCTTTAGTATAATTCATTTTTCTTGCGTATTCAGTTAAACTAGCTTCTCCATAAGATCGAATTACACGCCAAACAAAAGATGCTTTTAGTTTTTTTGTGGATTGCAATTCAATTAAATCATCAATAGATAAATCAGCAATATTTTTACCTTTTAAATGTGTAGAAACAACCTCAATCATTACGCCTTCCTTAAGTTCGGAAGCTTCGAATGGAAAAACGAACTCGCAATATCGGCAAATTCTAGCACTTGCAAATACACTAGCAGAACATTGTGGACAACTTTTCGAAGGAGTTACTTCATTTGACTTTCGTTTTTTCTCTTCTTTCAAACTCCAGGTTCTTGGTTCATTCCACATTCCAAGTCTTGTATGATTACCGCCAAAATCTAAAAGAATAAAGTTTTCTTTATTTGAGTATAATCTTGAGCCACGCCCAACGCATTGAAGCCATAAAGGAAGTGATTTAGTGGCTCTATTCATTATTACGCATTCAATACTTGGCTCATCATATCCAGTTGTAAGTATTCCGCAATTATTTAAAACTTTAAAATGTCCATCTGTAAATGATTTTAAAATACGTTCTCTATCATCTTTTTTAGTATTTGATGTGATATACTCAGAACTTATTCCTGCATCTAAAAAAGCTTGATTTATAGCAATAGTATGCTTTATAGAAACATTGAAACAAATTGTTTTCTTATTATTTGCAAATTTTGTCCAATTTTCAACAACTCCGCTATAAAGTTGTGGTTTATTAAAATGCGTATCCAAACTATCAGAAGTAAATTCACCCGCTTTAGTTTGTAAATCTGAAAAATCATCTTGCATTTGGTACGGTTTGCAATCGACCAAAAAACCCTGTTCTACCAATTCTGGTACGTCAATATTTTGAACTATATCAGTATAATATTTTGCAAAATGCTTACCTTTCGGGGTTGCTGTTGCTCCAATAACTCTACAATCAAAAGCATCAAGTATGGAAGTAAAATTACCTTTGTGAGCTTCATCCAAAATAATTAAAGAAGGATTTAGATTAGCTAATAAATACTTACGCCTTTTCAAAGTTTCTACCATCCCGACATAAATAACAGCATCTAAGTAAGTGTGTTTTTTATTTGGTGATATTTCCTCAACTGCTACGCCAATACGCCCTAAAGATTTAATTGTTTGCTTAAACAATTCTGTTCTATCGGTTAATACGATTGTTTTTGTTCCACGCTCTGCAGCTCTTCTCACTATTTCAGAAAACACTACTGTCTTTCCTGATCCTGTTGGTAAACATAAAACGATACGCTTATGTTTCTTAAATCCGTTTGATAAAAGATTTACGGACTCTTCTTGGTAATCTCTTAACTTTATCATGTTAAGATAATTTGGCATGAATAAAAGTTATTCCCCTAGACTCGTTTTCTGTAATCTTGAATACTACATATTCCATAAAATCATATAAATATTCATACCCTACGAAATAATTATCTTTCGAGCATGGATTTACTTTTATTAAATGATGATCTACTAAAAAACATTTAGTTTCTGCCCGTCTTTCAGCTAAAGACATTGAAGCCCATTTTTCTTTTAAATTTTCCATAATAAAAACAAAAATGCCCACAATTTCAAGCGGGCAGGCTTTACTCTTGTGAGCTTTTTTAATATTTTTTTAAATGTACCGAACCTGCCCGAACAATACAGTCACAAACATACAAAATTATATTTTAATCACCAAATACATGGTCAAACTTAATTTGATCGTACCATTGTAAATCACTAACATCGATTATTTTATTTTCACTTTTAACTAACGGTTTCAATTTTGATAATGTAAACCACTTTCTGTTGATCCAATAGCCATGGCAATTATTATTATCTTTTAAATTGATTAAAATAGGAATATTTGTAATGTCAAATAAAAGTTTTTTTCTAAAGGCAAATACTTTACCATCTAATTCAAAGTAGTTTGAATAAGTTATAAAATAACTGTTGTCAAGGTTTTGGTTCATTGTTTATAAGGGACTATGGTGGTTAGTATCGAGTATAAAGTAGTTAGTGGCAACCGCCCTAGATTGTAGATAAAAATTCTTTAACGTATTTTTTACCGTTTAAATCTTGTATAGCGTATTTTGATGATGATTTGCTTTTTGTATTTTCGTTGATAACTCCTAAACATTTATCATTTAAAACTACTAACCAGTAAAAATCGTGAGTTATTTGTTTAGTTATTTTTTCCCCTTTTGAATACCATCCATTACCTTCACATATTTTTTCAACATATGTATTTTTATAAGTATATTCAGGTACTTTTATAAGGCTACAAGTTTGTACAATATTTTCTCCGCTTGTAATTTGAAATAAATTATATTCAAAATCAGCAAAACCGTGTCTTGATTTATATTCGTTTGAATATGTAATACGTGGTATGCCACTAACACTTGCTAAACAAGATTCGGGCATTGGGGCATTATCTGAATTATTTTTCATTTTTGTTGGTATTGGTTATTAATCAAAAATCTGTTTTTTATTTTGTCCCGAACCTCGCTTAGCAAGAGAACGTTAGGTGCAATTCCAAAGAGCGACCCTACAACTTCGACAGCCATTGTGTATAAATTTCGGTTGCTATTTGTGCGGTCATTACAGGCGGTACACTCATTCCAACTAAATAAACCACTTTGTTAGTTTTAAAATCATAGTCTAATGGATAGCTTCCACCTTTTTTTATTGCATCATCTGAAATATGTTGCGGTGTTTCAAAATCTATAAATTTACCATTGGCTGTTATTGTATTTAAGCTGCTGTTATGTTTTACCAGTATTGCATTAAAATCAGATAACAAACCACGTTCCCTTGCATTTATATCACCTAAATTTGTATCACTATCTATTTTTTTGCCCCACAGCATTTGTTGGTGTTCTGTTAATGGTTTGCCTAATTTATCAGCAAATTCACCATAAAATATTTCGGGTTCTTTAAATGTTAGTTCTAATTTTGGAACTACTGTAAACATATCAGCATTATACAAAAATGGTTCAGCTAAATCCTTTCTCATTGCTACAAAAAATACTCTTTCTCTTCTTTGTGGCACACCCATTTTTGAAGCATCTAATAACCAATGTTGGCAATAATAACCAGCCAAATCAAATTCACGGTATATTTTCCTTACATATTGTATTGCATCTCCCAAAAGCAACCCTTTTACATTTTCAGCAACTACAACTTTAGGTTGTAATTTCTTTGCCAAATCGATAAAGTCAAAAAACAAAGTATCTAAAACTTGCATTGCTTGCCCTTCTCTAAATTGTTTTTCTTCTCCCCAGTCTTTTTCTCTATTCCCAGCCATTGAAAAGCTACTGCAAGGTGGCGAACCATCCAAAATATCTAAATTGTATAATTCATCAGGCAAATCAGTTCTTAATTTAAAGGTCTGTATAGGCTCTAAATAAGCATATTTCGGGTTGTGGTTAGCTTTGTATGCTTCAATCATTTTAGGGTCAATTTCATTGCATCCTAATACATCAAATCCAGCTAATTTATAACCCATAGTTGAACCACCGCCACAAGCAAAGCAGCTAAATACTTTTCCTTTGTCTTTTGTAAATACTGCATCCTTCAAAGTCCATTTGTAAGGAAATCTGTGAACAGGAACAGCACCTAACACTGCATTGGCAATATTGGGGCTTCCGTGCTTAATTTGAGCTTTTGTGCTTTCTACTATCATTTGTTTTTAATTTGATCTTTTGTACTTTCTAATCCCCAACATCGCCAATGCTTTTACGTTACCGATAATTGCTCGTATCGTTTTCAAAAGAGCGATTGTTGCGCTACGTGGTTAATAATTCTTTGTTTTGCTTTGTCGTAGTATTCTTTATCCAGTTCGCAAGCTGTTAATTCATATTTGTAATCGTGACAAGCTATTGCAATGCTCCCCGAACCTAAATGCGTATCGAGTATTTTATCGCCTTGTTTGGCGTAATTATCCAATAACCATTTATATAACGCAACTGGTTTTTGTGTTGGGTGTATTTTTCTTATTAAAGGACTTGAAATGTCATCACGTTCCCAATCAATGCAATTAAAAATCATTTTACCTTTGTTTCTAAATTTCGGCAAACGTTCACGATAAAAAATTAAACCATATTCGCAATTTCCGACAACTTTCATATTTGCTTTTAAAACTTGTGCGGAGAAATTTTTTCTAAAAACCAAATTAATATAATTGTTCAAACCGTATCTTTTGGCAAGTTCAATCAAATACATTTGTTGGTCAAATGCGCAAAAAACAATCATACAAGGTGCATCTCCTTTTTGTCTCGGTTCGCCTTCTTCTGACTTTTTAGGTTTTGTTTCGGCTTTTAACATTGTGCTACAAAAGTGCATAAATTCTGCGGGTCTAAAATCTTCATCTGTGTCAAAGAAACTTTTACCAGCTAATGCACTTTCGCCATTGGCATTGTCTCCATCTTTATACCACGCTGGATTTGAAGCATAAGCATTATTTCCTAAATTATAAGGAATGTCGGCAATAATCAATTGCGCTTTAGGGATTGCATAACTTTTGTAATTCTGAAAATGGTCTCTATAAATCATAATAAAAACGGCTTATAACAACTGCTATATTCAATAGCGGTTATTGGGTTAAATTTAATAATTTGTTTGTACTTGTTATTTTCGGTCATAAACCGAAGAATTGTTTTTGTTTTTCTGCTACTGAAATATAGCAGCGAACCGTTATGCCTAATGCTACGGAGCATAGTGCTTAATATACGGCTTTTGTTCCAATAGACATTTTTTCTTCCATTTTTGATTAATAAATTTAATGTAACGGAATTGTCTTAATGTATGGCTTGTGCATCTTTCTTTATTAGCTTGTAATAAATCATATTTTTTTCCACCAGCTTTTTTGCTCGTCATCATACTATTATGATAAATAACTCCATCAAGTTCCCAAAAAGTAGATGTATGTTCGCCATAAAAATCAAAGCTACACGCCTGATAAACTATTCCAAAACCACCACATCTTTCGTCAGCAAATGATTGTATCCATTTTATTTTAGGAAACTTTCTTTTAATGTATTTTATAGAAAATGATATTGCACGGCTTTCGGGATATTTGCCCTCTATTTCGTCACTTAACCACATCCTATTTAACTCTAAATATTCATCCATAGAAGTGTCTTTTACCACACTTGCACAACTTGCGGGATTCATAGCATATCCGTATTGTAACACTCCAACCATTTTTTTATTATCAAAAACACCTAAATTTATATAAGTGCCATTATATACTTTTTTAGAATAGTGATTTTCTATTATTGTTTTAACCGCTAAATCTCTATTTATTTCCTTTATATAAAATTCAGTATTTCCAAACCCTATACAATCCGCTTCTCCATACAAACTTATTTGGTCGGACAAGATATAAGCACTAGGCATAACACTTGCTAAACAAGATTCGGGTATTTGTGATTTATTTAAAGTCATTTTTGTACTTGGTTTTATGGTTTTTAAATTAGAAGTTCAGGCTTTTTTGTCCCGAACCTCGTTTAGCAAGAGAACGTTAGGGCAAATACTCTGTTTTGTTTTCATAAGTCAATTCAGTTCCTGTAAG